AACTCTAAACTTACATTTGGTTTATCAACAACCAATCTTGCAGATTTTGACTTTAATATTTTCTATGAAAATGGTGAAAATGAATATCTAAGTTCTCTTGATTCAACAATATTCAATGTTCAAACACAAGGAACAATAGGTTTGGGAACAGATAGTAGTGATCCTGTTGGTGCGACTTTAACTTTACAACCAACTACATCAACACCAACAATTCTATATTATGGATTAACTAAGGGTGGATTTATAAGCACAGCAGATACTGATGTACAAAATTACTCACAAATTATTTTTGTTGATAGTTTATATAATAGTGAGTATAAAATATCGAATGTGACAAATGAAACATTTGATTTTTCACCAAAGGTACCTGAATTTTTGCGTTATGAAGAAGCAGATTGCGAAACACTTGAATATTCAACAAAATCAAAGAATGTAAATGGTGCAATTAAAAATATCAAGATATTATCAAAAGGATTTAATTATAAAAAAATACCTGTATTTAAGAAAGTAATCTCAGATAATGGTGCTAACGCCAACTTAGTAGCTGATTCAAAAAGTATAGGTAAAATAGAAAGTATAAGAATAGTAGATCTTGGTTATGAGTATTCATCAGATAAGACTCTACGACCTGAAGTAAACATTCCTTCAATTATTAATATTGATAATTTAGATCAATTAAGTGACGTTAATATATTAAATGGTGGTACAGATTATACAACTCCACCAAATTTAATACTCTTTAATCCAACCTCTAACACAATCGTAGATAATTCTTCTTTAAGTCCTCAAGTTCCTAGTCAAACAATCGCTAATGTTGATATTATTGCACCAATAAATGGTTTAGATTCTGTTGAGCATAAGATTTTTGCGATTAATAATTCAAATGGAATAGGAATCAATTCAATGCAAACTAGTTCTGGAGGATTAGTTACTTGTTTCATGGAAACACCATTTAACGGTTTCCTTGATCCACAACCATTTGAAATTGGTGATGAAATTTATGTAGAGGGAATACAAAGAGTTGGAGAAGGAGGAATATCAGGATTAAGTACAGGTACATCTAATGGAGATGCTAATAGTGGAGAAGTTCTAGGAGAGGGATTTAACTCTGCTGATCACAATTTCCAGTTCTTTACGGTTCAATCATATACTCCAGGTAGCACTACCATTGTAAAATTTAGCGTAGCAGGTGTTACTACAAATCCAGGTATTGCAAAATCATTCCAATCTGGATTTGCATCAATCATCAATAGAAAAAATTATCCAGATATACGTCCAATTCAAACTAGAGGTGTTTTTCAAGACAATGAACCAATTATTTTAAATAATGAGGATTCTGAACTTACTATAGTTGAAATAAGAGATGACTATGTTAAATTGGATGGATTAGATTACCTTAAGAAAGGTGATAGAATCGAAGGAAGAGTTACTGGTGTATCAGCAGAGATTGTTGGTTTAAAAAATAATTCAGGCAAATTTGAAACAGATTTCTCAAATCGTCAAGATGTTGGATGGATTGATGATATAGGTAAATTAAGTGATGATACTCAAGTAACTCCTAATAATGATTACTATCAAAACTTATCATATTCTGTAAAGAGTTCTATTGCTTGGGATAAATTCTCAAATAGTTTGAACAGTATATTACACCCTGCAGGTTTAAAAAACTTTGCAGATACATTTATAGAAACTAAAACTAATGTGGGAATTGGTACTTCTATATCTGCAATTGATGTTACAATTCTCGATTTAATAAGCGATGATAATAGAGTTGATGCTATTAATAATTTTGATAATGCATTGGATTTTAACAGATCAGAAAATAAAACAAAATCTCTAATATTATCAGAGAAAAAATTAACTAATTTTAATAAATGTATTTCAAATAGAGTTCTTATTCATGATGATGTTAGTGATGAGTTTTCAAGTGTAGGATTTTCTGTAAATTCTACTGTTTTAAATGAAATTAATGGTAAATTTGTACATTATTTAATTCAAATAACTGATCCTGACACATCTGATACACAATTAAGTGAATTAGTTCTCCTTACAACAGAAAATGATGCTTTATTATTAGAAAAATCATCAGATAGCACTGGAGTTGGAATAGGTTCAGATAGTGTTGATGCAAATATATTATTAGGAAGTTTTGATACTGAAGTAAAAACTGACGGGACTAAAAATTTATTATTCAACCCTGTTGAAAAATTTACGAAAGATCATGATATTAAAATGGTCAAAACTTTCTACGATAATGATACTTTGGGTGTTACAACTAGTGTTATTGGAAGTATAAAACTAGTAAGTGCAAACGTAGGAATAGCGTCTGCTACAACAGGATTTGTTACCACAACAGTTGCCCAATTTGATAAAGATGAATTTAATGGATTACATGCAACTATTTTTGTTCAAGACTCAGTTACTAAAGAATTTAATTATAACGAAATAACAATTGATTTTGATGGTGTAGACACCACTACATCACAAGTTTATATTGATGATGGAGGTTCGGTTACTACAAATAGTGTTGGTGTAATAACTGCCAGAATGGAAAATAATTTTGTTAAATTACAAATTGAAAATAATAGAGTTACTACACTAGACGCAAAAGCAAATATAGTTGGTTTGGGAACAATAACTGCTGGAATTGGCACATATAGATTTTTAACAACAGGACAACCTATAGGTGCTGAAAGAAGTGCGAGATTTGAATCCACCGTCAATGTTGGCACAGGTACTTCTATTACTTATGCTAATCTTGACAAAACAATAGATGGTTCCGTAAAATCATTAGTTAAGGTATCTACTGGACAAACTTCAGCTATTCATCAAGTTATTGCAATCAGAGATGCTTCAGATGTTCTGATTGTTCAGTATCCATATGTTTCATTGGGTTCAACATCTGGAATTGGTTCTTTCATATCAGATACAAATGGTGATAATATCTCATTACTTTTTGTTCCTGATGCAGAATTTACTGATGCAGTTACTGTTCAAGCTTATAATCAAGTTCTATATTCAGTATCAGATTTTGATAATATTCCAAATATTTTAAAATATGGTGCTGTAGAGACAGATGTTATATTATCATCATATGATGGATTAGCAGGTCGAAGAGCAAATAAAACTAAATTTGATTTACAATTTGAAGGCACACCAATATACACTAAAATATTCGATCCTGATGGTGTTGGTCTTGCTAAGAGCACAGGAATATTTACTATTTCAAATCATTTCTTCAACACAAATGAAGAAATCACATATGAACCAACATCAACATTCATTGGAATTGCTGCTACTGCAGTATCAATAGGTTCAACAGTTAATAATGCTGGTGTTACTACTGATATTTTACCTACAACTGTATTTGCAAAATCATTAGATGAAAATAGATTTCAATTATTCCCAACAAGAGAGGATATAACTTCAGGTGTTGCAATAACATTTACTGGTATCGGTGCTGGTAATGCTCATAAGTTGAATATGTCGAATAAATTGTCAAAAACAATTATTGGATTGGATGGTGTAGTACAACAACCGATTACATTTACAGATTTAAATTATACATTAGATGTAAGTATCGGTGCTGCAACTACACAATTCTCATTGAGTGGTATTAGTTCAATATCAACGTTTGATGTATTAAAAATTGACAATGAATATATGAAAATTATTGAAGTTGGTTTTTCAAGTACATCAGATGGAAGTGAAAAAATAGATGATCAATTAAATATTTCTCTAGGAATTTCAACAATACCAACAGTTAGAGTTGAAAGAGGTGTTCTAGGAATTGCTGCTACTTCACACACTAATGGTGATACTGTCAGGGTACATAGAGGATCATTTAATATTATTGATAGTGAAATTCATTTTATTGATCCACCTAAAGGAAATACTCGTTCAAGAAGAACTGATAGTGAAATACCTTTCGTAAAAGCAAACTTTAGTGGTAGAACTTTCTTAAGACAAGATTATACCACAAATATGTTATTTGATGACATCTCAGATACCTTTACTGGTCTTACCACAGCATATGATTTAAAAGTTGGTGGAGCACATACATCTGCAGGTATTGGAATAGGAAATGGAGTTGTATTCATAAATGGAGTTTTCCAAACCCCAGATACAAATAATAATACAGGAAATCCAAATAATTACGATATTCTTGCTGATACAACTGCTGGAGTTTCAACAATTAGATTTACAGGCATAACCTCTGAGAATGGACAGTTTATAGTATCAGATTCTGATATAAATCAAAACCAAATACCTAGAGGTGGTCTTATCGTTTCTCTTGGTTCTACTGAAGGTACAGGATATGCTCCATTAAATGGTGCTAAAGTGAGAGCAGAGAAAGATAGTAATGGTCAATTAACAGGCATTGTTGGTATTGGTACATCATCAGGATTTAATATAGGTATTCAAACTGCTGATTATGACAATGTAAGTGGAATAATCACTGTAACAACTAATGATGTTCATGGATTTGGATTAGATAGACCTACTTCAGTTAAATTAAAGGGATTGGAATTTAGATGTCCTAAGACTGTAGTTGGACAACCTACTAATGCTACTTACGATGGTGTAACTGGTATCTCTACAATAACAATTACAAATCATGGATTAGTGAATGGTGATGCTGTTGTTCTTGAAACAGATTCAATCGGGTTCACATGTACACTAGACGGTAATGTATCAACCAAATACTATCCAAGAGCAACTGACCCTGCTGCAAATCAATATTTAACAGTAAGCAACGTTACTACAAATACATTTAGAGTAAATGTTGGTGCATCTAATCCAGGTGATGTTTATCCTCATACCTTTGTTTCAGCAACTGCCACTGCAGTTCAAACAATTGGTGGTGGTGGATATGTTGGAGTTACAACAACTATCTTCCAAGACCACGAAAGACCATTGTTTGTTGTTGGTATTGTATCTGAGAGAAGTTTTGAGGTAATAGCAGGTGCCAGCACAATACCACATACTTATCAAGGTGGTGGTCATGCATATGAATTTTATGAAGATTTAACATTTGGTTCTGGTTACAGGGGTGGTAGTGTTGCAATTGGAGTTACTGATATTGCATATGTGCATAAATTTGTAAGTTCAAGTATAGGTTCTATAAGAAAAGATACTTACAATGGTGAATCTTTTACTGCAACTGATGCAAATTACGAATCTTTCAGTGGACTTCTCACATTAACCATACCAAATCACACATTTACTACAAGTGATACTGTTGGTATTGACACTGGTGGAATCGTATTCAAGTGTTCAAAAGATGGATTCTTTGGTAATCATCCATATCCTCGTGAAATATCCAAAACAAGTTTCCCAAACTCAGATCCATTTGCGGGTTCATTTGTAAGCGTAGGTTCAACATCTCTCAGTACAATCACATTTAATGTTGGTGCTGGTGGAGGTGGAGGAACAGGTGCTGTTGTAACCGCAACTGTGGGTGTAGGAGGTTCCCTATCGTTTGATATAACCTCAGCTGGTACAGGTTATGTAAATCCAGAATTAATGATACCTGAACCAGTTTATGAGAATCTTGAAGTTGTTGGTATATCTAGATTAGGAGTTGGAGCGACTACTGATACTGGATTAAATCTACTATTAAATGTTGGAGTTAGTGCTGCATCAACAACTGTTGGAATTGGATCTACAACATTCCAAATAAAAGATTTTGAAATTGCGAGAGCAGGACACTCATTCAAAAAAGGAGATAAATTCAAACCTGTAGGATTAGTAACTGCTGCTCACTTAACATCACCAATACAGGAATTTGAATTAGAAGTATTAGAAATATTTAATGATAAGTTCTCATCTTGGCAATTTGGTGAACTAGATGCTATTGATAGTATTAAAATTCTTCAAGATGGTGTAAGAACAAGATTCCCATTATTCTTTAATGGTGAATTATTGAGTTTTGAAAAAGTATTAACTGATCCTCGTTCTGCTTTAATTGACTTAGATGCTGTATTACTTATTTTTATTAATGGTGTGTTACAGAAACCTGGCGAAGCATATCAATTCCAAGGTGGAACTACGTTTACATTTACAGAACCACCTAGTGCTGAATCTGGTACTGGTCTTAATGATAATGATAAAGTTGATATTTACTTCTACAAGGGAATTGATGGTATAGATGTTCAAATTGAAAATGTCTCTGAAACAATAAAAATAGGTGACAACTTAAAAGTCTTTAAAAATGAAACTCTACCTGGAATAACAACTTCACAATCTAATGAAAGAATAGTAAAAGATATTCTTAATACAGATTTACTTGATACTGATATCTACACAGGTTTAGGTATTGATGAAGTTCATGAAAAACCAGTGAGATGGACAAAACAAAAAATTGATATTAAAATTAATGGTCAGATAATTGACAAATCAAGATCTATATTAGAACCTCAAATTTATCCTACATCAAAAATAATTGGAGATTTGTCAACTATATCTGGAAAGGGTACTGGAAATAATGATGGAATATTTGTTGATGATGCTATTTCATTATTCTATGAGAATAAGTATTCTGGATTTACAGTTGACTCAGTTGATGCTTTGATTACATCTGGTGATGTTAATAAAATTCCAGCAACTGCTGAAGCAGTTATTGCTGGAGTTGGTACTCAAAAATATGTTTCTTCTCTAAACATTACTGAACAAGGTTCTGGATATGAAGGTGTAGTAAACGTAAGAATAGCAGCACCACCCTCTGGGATTGGTGTTGGTGTAGGAACAACAGCAACAGCAACTCTAACTGTTACAAATGGACAAATAACTGGAAATACAATAACTAATGTTGGATTGGGATATAGTTCTGGTAATCCACCAGAGGTAATAATCGATCTACCTAAATTTAAAACAGAAAAATTAACTGGAATATCTAATTTCCAAGGTTACACTGGAATTATCACTGGTATTACTCAAACTACTAGAAGTGGTGGAGGTCCAGCACTTAGGTTTGATTACTACGCAGTAACCAAAAATAGTGACAGTGAGTATATAATTGCTCAAGCAAATACGCTAAAAGTAGGATATCCAATTCTGATTACTGATACAAAAGTGGGAAATGGACTTACATCTGTAGAACCTGGTAATGCATCAGTCGTGGGCGTTGGCACAACTTTCCTTGATAATGTTTATGTTGTTCATTCTATAACATCTAACGGTTCAAATGGAACTGTCGTATGTCATGTTCATACAAATAGTGCTAGTTCTATTAGTGGTATTAATACTGAAGGGTTCTTTGATCCTACCTTAATTGGATTAACTACAAGTTTAGGAACTCTAAGTTGGGGTAGATTATATGGTAATGATGTGGCACGTTCGAGTAATCCAATTTCTATTGGTGTTACTGGATTGACCGTAAATAGTGGACTCACAACTTTCCCCACAATACAAAGAAAGAGTTATGATAATGTTGGTGAGCGTGGGCACAGATCTAGTGGTTCAATTAGGGCTGTTTTAACTTGATATGGTAAACCACTATAAATAAAAGGAAAAGAAAAGTTTAGATACGATGTCGGCAATTGTTACTGATCAATTTAGAATTTTAAATGCTAATAATTTTGTAGCGTCAGTAGAAGATACAAATAATTCATATTATGTATTTTTGGGACTAGCAAATCCAACTGGAGCAGAAAGTTTAGTAGGATTTGGTAGATCAACAGGTTGGAATACAAATACTCCTGCACCAACAGATAGTTTTGCTTATCGAAAACACACTGGTGATACGATGATGTTTGGTAAAAAAGTATCCTCTGCTAATATAAGAAGACTTATTAGAAGAGTAGATTGGGTATCTGGTAATAGATATGAAATTTATAGAGATGATTATAGTGCTAGTAATCAAAGTGCTGTAACAAAATCCAATAGATTATATGATGCAAATTATTATGTTATGAACTCTGAGTTCAAAGTCTATGTTTGTATTGATAATGGTTCATCTGGAACTAATTTATTTGGAAATGTATCTCAAGACGAACCTACATTTACTGATTTAGAACCATCAAAAGCAGGTAATAGTGGTGACGGGTATAAGTGGAAGTATATATTTACAGTATCTCCTAGTGATATTATTAAATTTGATTCAACAGAGTTCATTACTGTACCAAATAATTGGTCATCATCAACTGATTCTCAAATAAGGTCAGTAAGAGAAAATGGAAACTCTGATGTAAATTTAAATCAAATAAAACATGTTTATATTGAGAATGGTGGTATCAATTATAAGAATGGATTATCTCAAGAAGTAAATATATTAGGTGATGGAACTGGTGCTAAAGCAAGAATTGATGTTGTTGGTGGAACCATTACAAATGTAACAGTAAGTTCTGGTGGAAGTGGTTATAGTTTTGGTATTGTTGACTTAGATACTATGAATTCTAATGTTCCAGTTAATGGAAAGGCAAAATTAATACCTATGATTCCACCTGGTAGGGGTCATGGGGATGACATTTACACTGAATTAGGAACTGATAAGGTTATAATTTATTGTAGATTTGATGATTCTACAAAAGATTTTCCAAGTGATACTACATTTGCACAGGTTGGTATTGTAAAAAATCCAACTAAGTCTGGGACTGCAACCACATTTACTGATAATACATTTTCATCATTACAGTCGGTGAAGTTTGTAGACAGTTTTACTGGTACACCAGAAGTTGGTGAAAAAATAAATCAATTATTGACAGTAAGTCCAAATACAGGAAAAATTGCTAAAGGATTTGTTGCATCTTTTGACAAAGAAACTAAAGTTTTAAAATACTTTAGAGATAGGTCGCTTTATTTTAATAATACATCATATGATCATACAGATTATGTTGGAATAACTACATCTGCAACAATATATCAATTTGAAAGTGCTAATGCAGCAAATGATATAAATGGTGAAAAATCAGGATTTTCAGGTGACATAGCGAAAAATTTTTCTGGTATTTCCACTAATCCAACTGGTAATAAACTTATTAACTTAGGAACTAGGTTTCAAGCAGGGTTATCTAATTCTGAGATAAATAAAGGGTCGGGACAAATAATTTACTTAGACAATAGACCAGAAATTGTAAGAAGCACTCGACAAAAAGAGGATATAAAAATCATACTAGAGTTCTAAAATGCCACAAAAGACAAATCTAAATATAAGTCCTTATTATGACGACTTTGATAAGGCAAAAAATTTTTATAAAGTTCTTTTTAAACCTGGAAGTCCAGTACAGGCAAGAGAATTAACTGGCTTACAATCAATATTACAAAATCAGGTTGAATCCTTTGGAAAACATATTTTTAAAGAAGGTTCGATGGTCATACCAGGTGGCATTGAGTATGATACAACTTATTTTTCTTGTAAAATTAATCCAAATCATCTTGGTTTAGACGTTTCAATTTACTTAGATAGTATAATTGCAAAAAATAATGGTAAAGGTACAAGAGTAAGAGGTCAAAATTCTGGTATTGTTGCAACTATAAAAAATTATGTTCTTCCACCTAATGAAGGTGTAAGTGAACCAACTATTTTTGTAAAATATAATAAATCTGGAACAGATTTGCAAAGTGCTTCTTTTCCAAATGGTGAAGTTCTTATATTAGAGGAAAGTGTAACTTACGGAAACACTACTTTTAATGTAGGTGAAACAGTATTAACTTTAGCATTAGAAAATGCTTCTGCAACAGGTTCTGCCTTTGGAGTAAGTGAAGGTGTATATTTTGTTCGTGGTACTTTTGTCGATGTACCAACATCTTTATTAATATTAGATCCTTATGATAACAATCCATCATATAGAGTTGGATTTGATATACTTGAAGAAGTGGTAAATGCTAATGATGATTCATCTTTGTTTGATAACGCAAAAGGATTTACTAATTACGCTGCACCTGGTGCTGATAGATTTAAAATATCAGTCAAATTATCCAAGAAATCTATAAATGATTTCAATGATACTTCTTTTGTTGAACTATTCAAAGTTAGGGAAGGTGTAACTAAGAAATTACAAGACGATTCAGCATACTCGCAGATTAAAAAATATTTTGCTAAAAGAACTTACGATGAGTCTGGAAATTATTCTGTAGAACCATTCCGTGTTAATTTACAAAATTCACTAAATGATGAAATTGAATCAGATGGATTGTATACTGAAGATCAGTTAACTGATGAAGGTAATAAACCTTCGGAAGATACCATGTGTGTTAAATTATCACCAGGTAAAGCATATGTGAAGGGATATGATGTATATCTAAATGGCACAACTGTTTTAGATGTTGATAAACCAAGAGATGTCAAAGATGTACCCACTGCATCTATACCATTTAGCATGGGTAGTTTGCTTCGAGTAAATAATGTATTTGGAACACCATATATCAACTTAGGTGGAGATAAT